TAACTCGATGCCAGGCAGGGCAGCCTTGAATCGATACGAAGACAAATTGAGGAGGAAAAATGCCGTATAACTTGGGCGCTTTGAGCTTTCTAAAGCGACACTGGTTGATGAATAATTCCAACATTCCTCATCGCTTTCTGGGGATGAGCCCAGAGGATGTTGAGGCCAGAATTGGTAGCTTTGCCCCTGAAATTAACGACTGGTTAGACAACGTGATGGATGGCAGGGTGGTTCAAAACGTTGGCGACCTTGGAACAACTGGAGTTGGACTACTGTTCGATGGTGAAGCAGGTCTAGGTAAAACAACCCACTCCGTGCTATGTCTGACGGAGCTTATCCGTAGATTGCCTGACGAAGATGATGCTGCTCGTAAATTACTGAAATACAAGTCTAGTGATTACGGAGTTTCGGCCAGACCCGTCTACTACATGACGGTGCCAGACTTTATAAACCGCAAGAAGGCAATGATTGACGCCGAACCAGACCAGCGCCGTGAAATGGCGTTTCAGATGGACGGGTTCCACGGCAGAGCAAGTATGGACCACCTAAATGTCCGAGTCTTAGTGTTGGATGATTTAGGAAAAGAATTGAACTCTGAATACAACGTAGCGGGGTTCGATGAACTATTGAGGTCAAGGTATGACAAGGCTTTGCCCACGATAGTGACTACAAATCTGCCCAGGGAGCAATGGGGCAGGAAATACGGAGATGCGATGGGAAGTTTCGTGTACGAAGCGTTCAATCGTGTCATAATTGGAAAGAAAGATTTGAGGAGGAATCAATGAAGGACTTAACTATGGCTTCAGACTGGAGAACCGTACAGCTGTTTTTGAGCGAAGAGGGTATCGCTGAAGTACAGGTCGACTCGCTGCAAAAGAACGTGGCACGGTGCGACTGCCGCTCTTACAGAATGAAGAGTAAGTGCGAACACGTCAAGTACATCCAGAAAATTATGGAGTCTAACAACGGACACTACACTGTCCACATTCCAGTAGAGATTGGTGACGAAGAGGCCGAAGAGGCGATGAAAGATGCTGAGTCTTTCCGCAAGTTCATCATCAAGTACGCAAAGGTTGAAGTGCTTTAATGCTCAGAGGCGACATCTCCAACGAGACACCGCCACGCATAATCGTGGTGATAGACGTTGTGGTAACCGCCGAGGTAGAAGAGCAGAAGAAAGCATTCCGTAAGGCAGAGGCAGTCAAGAAGGTAAAGAGCCTGAATAACCCAGAGCTCTCTAAGCTTTGGAAAGCATCCTTTGATTACGGATTAGCAATAGAATTGGCAGCCTTCGAAGACGAAGGTTGGTCCAAGTCAGATGTGTCGAAGTTAATGGACCGCCTTGATAATCGAGGTGGCAATCCATTCAACTACGCAGAGTTGTACGAATCGTTTCACGAACTGGTGAGCGAGTTACCGTACCGCTCAAACCTAAAAGCTGTGATAGATTTACGAAGCAGAGTTGCACGTTACGGTTCTTGGGGCTTAGAACTGAATAACCTGTAACAAAGACGGAGGGCAAGTGGCATACGATAACGAGTATCGTCTCGTCAGTAAAGTAATTGAAGACCGCAACATCATTCCTGTGGTGGAGCGTGGGGTCAAGGACGACTGGATTGTTGACGATGACCTACGAGATGTCTGGAAGTTTATTCGCCAGCACTACGCCACCTACCGTGAAGTTCCCTCCATAGTTGCCATTACCGATAACTTCCCGACCTTCAAAGCCATCCGAGTAGAAGACAACCTTGACTATCTGCTCGACAAGATGGTGGAGTTCAGGCGCAACAAGATAACCCGTAATGGTCTAGAAGTAGTTATCGACAAGATGACTAAGAACGACCACGAATCGGCGCTCGCTGAAATGAGTAAGACTCTTTCGGTAGTAAACGAGCAGGGCGTCATCGGCACTACTCACGTAGACATCACCAAAGACCCACAAAAGTTTTGGGAAGAGTATGAGAATCTACAAAACTCAGTTCTACTCGGAGTTCCCACTGGATTTGAAAAGATAGACGAAGCTACTGCTGGACTACAAGGCGGTCAGTTAATCACCATGATTGCACCGCCTAAGACTGGTAAGTCTCAGATTGCACTACGTATGGCAGCCAACGTTCACCTGTCAGGTCTAGTCCCTATGTTCCAGTCATTTGAGATGAATAACCATGAGCAGGTGCAACGTTACTTAGCAATGAGTGCCCAGATTTCTAGCAGCAGACTCCGTAGAGGCAAGCTACAGGCTGCCGAAGAAGACCGTCTGCAAGATGTTCTAGATGACCTACAATCAAAGCAACCTTTCCACTTTGTGGACGCAATCAACGGACTAACGATTGACTCACTAGTCGCTAAGGCAGAGCAGCTTTCACCAGACGTGCTCTTTATCGACGGTGTTTACCTGATGCTGGACCAAGTCACGGGAGAAGCAAACACCCCACAAGCTTTGACAAACATCACCCGTGGCCTTAAGCGTGTTGCTCAGAAGCTAGACATCCCCGTGATTATTACCACCCAGACTTTGCTATGGAAGATGCGTGGCGGCAAAGTAACTGCAGACTCTATTGGTTACTCGTCGTCGTTCTTTCAGGACTCAGACGTCATCCTTGGTTTAGAGCCAATAGAAGTCGATGAGAAAAAGCGCATGCTTAAGATAGTTCAATCGAGAAACTGCTCGCCATCCGAGACATCCATAATTTGGGAATGGGACACTGGCTGCTTCCACGACGAGTCGAAGGCAGCTACTTGCAGGTTCTGCTCACCTTGGGGCATGAAATGACCTCAGTAGACAGAGTATTAGAAGCATTAGACATTGAATACACAACTCGTGGCGACAATGCTCAGGCGTTGTGCCCCATGCACGAACGCATTACGGGTAACCCAGACCACAACCCCTCATGGTTTATTCATGTCGAGACGGGCCAGCACATTTGTTTTTCGTGTGGATACAAGGGCAATCTAGTTCAACTTGTCTGTGACGTTCACGAGTTTTACATATCTGGTCAGGACAACACCGTCCTCTATGACTACGCTGCTGGTAATAGGTGGCTGTCTACTGCAACTGATGTCTCCGTAGAAGAACTAAGAGAGGCACTTTCCAAGGTGCCCCAGTATGTTTCTCCCCCACCCAAGCCGCTGCCAATGTCAGAAGCTCGCCTAGCCATCTTTGTCGAGCCACCACAGTATGCACTGGACGGCCGAAACATTTCTGCAGAGGCGGCCCACGCCTTTGGGGTTTTGTGGAACAAGAACACAGAGACTTGGATACTTCCAATCAGGGACGCAGACTACAACAGACTTATGGGGTGGCAAGAAAAGGGAACGGTAGACCGCACTTTTAAGAACCGCCCTGCAGGAGTGCAGAAGTCTAAAACACTATTTGGACACGCTAACATGCACGAAGAGTCTGTGGTTGTAGTCGAGTCACCGTTAGATTGCCTAAGGCTTTATAGTGCAGGGGCTACAAGTGCCGTGGCTACATTCGGAGCAATAGTGTCGGACGCTCAGGCTAAGATGCTCAGATACCCAGAGAAAGTAATTGCAGCTTTTGACAATCCCAACCTTGATGCAGCGGGCAAAAAGGCCAGCGACCAAATGAGGGACTTTGCTCGCAAGTATGGGATTAATTTGTTTTTCTTCAACTACGGAGATTCAGGTAAGAAAGACCCAGGTGACATGACTGATGAGGAAATCATCTGGGGAATTGAAAACGCCAAACCTGCAATTCTAGGAGAGTCAGCGTATGTTTACGGGAACGCTCAAGCCGTATCAAGTTGACGCAGTAACCAAGATGGTGAAGCAAAAGCGCATCTTGGTTGCTTATGAGATGGGGCTGGGCAAAACCCCAATGACAATTGCTGCTATTGAAGACCTAAATGTAGAGGGACCAACATTGGTACTTTGTTTGGCCTCTCTCAAATACCAATGGCAAAAAGAAATAGCTAAGTTCACAGATAAAACAGCCCTAGTTATTGATGGAACACCAAAGCAACGTGCTGCTCAGTATGCCAAAGTAGGGCAGCATGCATACACGGTCATGAACTACGAACAAGTAGTCAATGA